TTAAAGTAAGCAAATATGTTTGCTAATGGCTTGTTCTATCTTAGGCGGTTGAATTCCGATGTAGCGTTGGGTGATAGCTGCTGATGAGTGCTGTAGCAGATGGCGCACTAACTCAATGTCGCAGTCGTTATTTTTATAGATTTCAGTTGCATAAAACTTGCGGAAACTATGCGTACTGATGTTATCATAGCCTAAATAATCACATACGATTTTGAGTTGTTTTTGCACAGCTCTGTCTGATATGTCAAAGAGTTTGGCTTGGCTATTGATCCCATGGTCCGTTGCGTATCGCAGGATATAGTTATAGATGTCAGGTATAACGGTAAATGTTCTGACTTTGCCGGTCTTTTGCTCGCATATGTCAAGGCGGTACCTGCTGCCATCTTTGATAATGTCTTTGATATGCAATTGCAATATGTCAGATATCCGCAATCCTAGATTTGCTTGCAAAACAAGGATAGTAGCTAGGCGTTCGTTTGGTTTGAAAGAATGTTTGTTCCAGACAAAGCCGCTTCGGATGGTTGATATGATGGTTTTGTATTGTTGCTGGTCCAAGGCTACTGTTTTTTTGTTCATGTGATTACTCCTTTTAAGTTCGTATTTTGCAAGTGGTTTAGTTCGTATAAATAGTATAGCACAGGCTGTAAATGCTGTAAACTAAGGAAAGTTCGTTTTTTACATATTATACGAACTCCGCAAAAAGAGGGGGACGGGGGTTACAGGCGAGGGCGTCAGCCCTTTGCTCAGCCCCTCAAGGAACGAAAAAACAAAAAAGTGTCTTGCACCGGGGATGAATGATTGTAAGCATGAATTAATAGATGCAAAAAATCTTAAAAACAAAAAAAGGAGATGTAGTATGCAAGCTTTGAAAATTGCAACAATCATATTCAACATAGCGATGTTGCTGTGGATGATTGTGTTGGATTGCAAAGAAAAAAATACGGGCACAAGTGTAGGGTTCAAGATCTTGTCGCTTGGCTTTGGTGGAACAATCGTATATTTGATCATGAATTAGCAGAAAGGAAAAGGTGATGAAATGAAAAAGAAATTGTTGGCGGTGTTATTGACAGTGGCATTAACCATGTCATTAACAGGATGTACGGAAGCGGAAAAAGTGTCAGAGAATGTCTCTCAGGAAGCAGATAACTTCAATGTGCTGCGGAGATTAGCGGTAATCAATTCAAGAACGGACAAGGTAGAATTTGAACTCATCGGTGCATTTTCTCTCGAAGTGGAAAACAAGAATAAAATCAATGTGATCTGTGAAATGGAGGATGGATCATACAAAAAACATATCGTTGGCCTGAATCAGGAAACCATGTATGTAGTGGAAGATATTGGTGGTGCCAAAGTGAATAAGTACAAATATGAGGTCAATTATATTCCTGAATCTGTCGTTCCGTTCACTGTGACAAATAAGAAGTAGATAGTGTTAAGCATGACACGATAAACATGAATGCTAACCGGTGAAAATCGGTTAGTGGCATATAGTTCAGCGGTAGAACGCTTGATTGTTAATCAAGATGTTGCAGGTTTGAGTCCTGCTATGCCTGTTCCCACTGGTTTGAATCCTCTCTTACAGTGGGATATTGTGGATCTAGATGCCAATCTAGTTTTTTATTACACCTTTTCCCTGTAGCAAGAGCAGTGAATGTGTGTCAAAAGCACAGCGGGGATTATTTGAAAAAAGGATATGGAGGAGGGTGGTACATACGATCGTAACAAAGCATGCCAAATATCGTATGAAACAGAGATGCGGTATTGGGAAGAACTCAATCAACAAAATGGCAAAGAAAGTGTATCAGTTAGGTGTGCGGCATGCAGAGACATCAGGAAATCTGCAAAAGTGGGTTGACAGTTTGTATTTTTACAATAAATCTGCCAATCAGATCCGGCTATATGGAGATATGGCATACATATTTCACAACCAGAAGTTGATTACGGTTATTAAGGTGCCGGAGAACCTTGTTCCTGACATCGTTGCAATTAGAAGATTCAAAGAAGAGAAAGGCAGGAGAAAACATGAATCAGATCGAAGAACACAAAAAATTGGTTGAATTTCTGCATGATGTATATGTGCGGAAGAATCATGACTACGGAGACAGCTTTTCAAGATCATTTGGTAAATATGGGGTTACGGCAGCACTGGTCCGCATGGAAGATAAATGGAATCGATTGGAAAATCTTGCTGGCGGCGCAAAACAGAGAGTACTGGATGAGGGCCTCCGAGATACCTGTCTTGATCTGGCAAACTATTGTTTGATGACGGTAATGGAATTGGATCGAAAGAATGGGGTAAAAAAACAGAGAATATTTGAGGATCAGGCGAAGAGTGAGAGTGCAAAAGATCACATTATTGTTGATGATCTGATGGATGGGATTAATGAAGCCATTGAAAAGGGCACCGTTGAGCTCGTAATACCTGATAAGTTGGAAAGAGAAAAGAAATCAATTGATGAGGGTAAGGTGATGGCTCTTTATAAGGCAAAGTGGTCACAGAAAAAGATTGCTGATGAGATGGGATGCTCACAGTCGAGGATTTCACAGATCATTCGGGCACATAAATAGATTGATAGGGGTGACAACAATGAATAAAGAACTATTAAACAAAGCAAATAATTTGATGCATGACATTGAAACAATAGAGAAGGTTATTGATGAGAGAGAAAATAGTCATCATTGGATTACAGTAATAGCACCGAATCATAAAGATAGTTATTATTCATGCAGGTTTATGGATGAATTAGCTGAGTGGATGAAAAAGAAAAGAGAAGAATATCAAAAAGAATTTGAACAGTTGAAATGAAATTGATGTGTCGAAATTTGTCGGACGAAAATGGTTCTTTGACAATTGAATATTGGTGGTGGATGAGATATTATTTCTCTATCAAATTACGAAAGGGGACAAATATATGCCAAGAACTGATTTTGTAGAGAAAACGATATTTAATATTGAGGGGTTCAATGTTAATTTTATGAAGAACGGGAAAAACCTTAGAGGTGAGGTGCAACAACCAAGTAATTATATTGCGAACAAAGCAAGTAAAAACACATATACAGTATCTCGTTTTATTGATAAGTTGAAAAAACAATATCCGGGATATGATTTTGAGGTATTAAAAGCGGATGGTGAGCCCGCAGATTCTCGTATGACGTTAGCAACAGTGAGAGATACATACAGTGAATGAAATATTCATCTAAAATAGATACCAACCATCAATATTCAATAACGAATAGGGGGTTGGTATTTTTTATTTGCAGGAAAGATATGCAGAGTTCCCATAATGGTATTGGAGCAGATTGCTAATCTGTCGGTCGTTAATTCGGCTTGTGGGTTCGAGTCCTGCACTCTGCGTTGTGTCAACACTTGTGCAGAAACCAATGTCGGCAATGGAAGAACAGAAACTAGCTGTTGGCATTATCAATTTACTCTCGGCAAACATCATTAGTGATGGTTCGAGAACGGTATAACAAAGTCCGTATGAACTGTACAAATACAGCAACAAAAGCAGTTCAAACCGTAAGTAGATGCTGTGAACTTGCGGTATCGGATAGTAGTTCAGTTGGGAGAATACTTAGTGCGCTAAGAGGTCATGGGTTCAAATCCTGTCTATCCGATTTATTTGGTCAATGGTATGCGGTTGATTTTAAGGAGGCTGTATGTGCATGACAATTATTGAATATGCAGAAAAATTAGGGTATAAACTTAATTCAGCGCAAATGATGCTTTTGAATAAAATTCAAGAAGCGAAAGAACGTGATCTGCAACTGTTTATCTGTTGTCCACCTCGGATGGGAAAAATGAAGATTGCAGATATAGTTGAAAAATACAATAAATAATACATTACCGGCTACAAACAGTTGTAGTCGCTAACCTGAAACAATTACAGGCAGATTTGCGAAGGCATCTCTGCTTTGATGGAGGTGTCTTTTTTATGTCAGAACAAAACAAGAAAATTATAGCAGGCCTGCATCGAAAAGACCTAACTAATATAAAATTTGCTAGCGCATTGCTTGATATGGCGATCGAGGAAAAGAAGGATGATTTGAATTTTGCATTGCAGCAGGCAAAGGAAGTACAGCAGATTGCGGCAAGGGAGAGTCGAAAGAAGAATAGCATTGAGTTCGCAACCCTGTATTGGAAAGCTACTCTGATGCTGGCACCGTATTTCTTTGAGGATTTTCTGTATTACATGGAAAAGGATCGGGCACCGGACAAGAGATTTTATATGCCACGCAGACGAACACTGAAAGTGGTAGTTGATGATTTGCAGGACTTGGAAGATGGCAAGTTGGATTTTTATGGGTTATCCATGCCCCCTCGTGTCGGCAAGTCCACAATATGCATTTTCTTCATGGCATGGGTCATGGGAAAGCGTCCCAATAGCCATAATGCGATGTCAGGACACAGTGGTATCTTGGCAGATGGATTTTATGGTGAAGCACTTAATCTTATGGAATTGGATGTACCGGAAGAAAAAAGACAGTATCATTTTCTGGATATATTCCCACAGACATTTTTGCAAAAGAAGTCAGCAGAAAAGAAAGAAGTGACTTTGAACGATCCGGATCGTTTTGCCACATTAACCTGTCGTGGTATTGATGGTACATGGACGGGTGCAGTTGATATTTCTTGGGACGGTTATCTGTATGTCGATGATATGGTCCGTGACAGGCAGGAGAGTTTGTCTCCGTCACGATTAGAGGGCAGATACCAGGATTATCTTAACTTGCTTGTTGATCGTAAGAATGACGGTACAAGAGAATTGATGGTAGGTACTAGATGGAATATTCTGGATCCGCTTGGCAAAGTAGAGAAACAGTACAAGGATAACCCACGATACCGTTTCAGAAAGATTCCAGCACTTAATGAGAATGGGGAGTCCAATTTTGTTTACGACTATGGCAAGGGATTTTCAACGGAATATTTCCTGAATGTGAAGAGTCGTTTGGATAAGAACGAATGGGAGGCGAAATATCAGCAACGCCCATTTGTGCGTGAGGGATTGCTTTTTGCAGAGGATGAATTGCAGACGTACAATGGCGTGTTACCGCCTGAGAGTAGTTTGATCCGTGTATTGGCTGCCTGTGATGTGGCTTGGGGCGGCGGTGACAGTCTGTCGATGCCGTTTGGGTACGAATATGATGACGGCTATATTTACATTCCGGATTGGATTTTTAACCGGGGGGATAAGACGGTAACACAGCCGATTGTGGTTGGAAAAACATTGTATCATAAACCGCAGATGGAACATTTTGAGGGAAATAACGGTGGTGATGAGTATGCGGACAAGATTGACGACATGCTCCAAAAGGAGGGATACAAATGCAGCATATCTTCCAGCAAGGCACCAAATACCATGAGCAAGCTGGCAAAGATCATTCAGTATGCACCAGATATAAAGAGAAGATGTAAATTCCTTGCGGCTAATAAGAGGGATAAAGAATATCATGATGCGATGGATGAGTTAAATATGTTTGTGCAGATTGGGAAGAACGATCATGATGATGCAGCAGATGGAATTACACAGTTAGTAATGCTTGCAAATGGGGCTACCATTTGTAAAGCGAATATATCACAGAGAACATTTTAGGAGGGGTTCATATGACGAAGGATATTTTGAAGCAGTATAGATTTTTATCGGAAGTGATCCGTAAGGACGAAGAGAAGCTGCAGCATTATAAAGATAATCCACCGGAGGCATATCTTGGAAAGGTGCAGTCTTCCAATAAGCAGTTTCCATATCAGAGAACCATGGTGACGGTGTGTGGCAGTGAGGTAAAGGACAGGAAATATTGGAAAGATAAACAGTATGAGTTGATCGTGAAACTGCATAATGAGCGTATCGAGCTGGAGAAGTTGCAGTTAGAGGTTGATATCTTCCTGACAACTATTTTTGATAGCAGGGATCGCTTGATCTTCGAGTATCTTTACCGGGACGGTATGACACAGCAGGAAGTGGCTGACAAGCTGTATATGGATCGGAGTACAGTGTCGAAGGTGGTTGATCGGTATTTAAATATTTGAGTAATAGTTGAATTTCAAAGAAGTACGTGATACTATAAATCTTGAAAAGGGGGACGATATAGTATGGGAGACATAAGACATAAAGTTAAATGGATGGTTGGTGGCGCTGTAATTGCGTCTGTATTTATATTATTTATATCACATTTTGGAATTTCAAATATAAATTCCATTGTGGTTAAAAATGATGGAATTGTAAAGTGTATAGATATAGGGATTTCTGCATTATCGATGTGGTCGATTTATTTTTTATACAGACAGATCAAATCTGAACACGAAAAGGGGAGAAGAGAAAAAGCTGCTGAATTATTATTATCGTGGACATTAAATGTAAAACCAGAAGCGAATAGTGCAATGAAAATTGTAGAATGTTTTAATAAGGAGCAGTGTGTTTCATTAAATAAAGAGGAAACATTTTCTGTTGATTGTATATTGTATAGTGAAATTGAGACAATAATTCCGAGCAAAAGGAAACCGGATATAGAAGAAAAAGATATGAAAGCACGGTGTGAAACTTGTAATGGCGACAGGAAATCCCAATGTGTACATGATATAGAGTTAACGGTTAAACAGGTAAAAAAATTAAGATACCTTATAATATCATATCTGAATCTTTTAGAATCAGTCCTAGTAGCATGGAAAAATGGTATTGCGGATAAGGATATTATAGAAGAGCAGTTTGCGTTTTTACTTAAACCAAAAGAAAATAAAAATTGTTTAGAAGATTTTAGAATTGCTTGTGGATCTGAGGTGGCTTATCCTGCAATTGAGACATTTTGCAGGACTTTAGAAGAAAAAAGACGGAACAAGTTGATTAAAAAGGATATAATTGAGTAAATAGGAGGACTGAAATGGAGTATAAAGTAGAATTATTTCAAAAAAATATTGACAGTGACAATAAAAGTGAATTTCAAGAATTATTAAATGTAAATGCGAGGGAAGGATGGAAATTAGAAAAAATAATACCTCAAATTGACAGTTACAGCGATTCATTTGAAGATGCATCAGGTTTTTCAGTTGATTGCTGTGCAAATATAGCAACTGATTCGATAGTGATGATTTTTTCTAAATAAAAACTTTTCACACAATTCACACTCAAATAATGCTAATTTGATAGTATGAAACAGTATCAAAGAGCCAGACGGTCTACAAACCGCCGCGGCTCTTTTTCTATGCATTTACATAATGCAATGCAGAAAGAGGTGGATTGTCGTGCAGTTTGGAAGAAAACAGATATTTACAGATGTAACGCAGATCACGAAGGATAATGTCATAAAAGTGCTTCAGGATGCCTTGATTGTACATGAGCAAAACCGCACAGCAATTAAGTTCCTGTTGGATTATGAGCGTGGTATTCAACCGATTGATGATCGAATCAAAGAGATTCGTCCGGAAATCAATATTAAGGTAAAGGACAATATGGCTGCGGAGATCACAGAGTTTAAGTTGGGGTACGAATGGGGATCGCCAATCCGATATGTACAGCGAGCCAACAAGGGAATCCGGGAAAATAACAAAGATGCGGACAATGTCGGTATCGCAATGCTCAATGAGATGATGGAGGAAGAAAACAAGCCATCTGCAGATCAGGAGCTGGCGAGGTTTATTGAAATCTGTGGAGTTGGATATCGGCTGATTAAGGCAAAGCCGGATCAGTATCGGTTTGGAAGTTCGGTTGTGGATATTCTGACGTTAAATCCAATGAATACTTTTATCGTGTATTCCAATGATGTGTATCGCAGACCAATTATGGGCGTGTCATACATCACCGATCAGAATGGAAATTCTACCTATGGTTGTTATACAGAGGACACCTATTATGAGGTCGAAAATATTATCAAGATGACTAAAGAAAAGAAGCGTGCAAAGTGGTTTGTGTCCAATGGAAATGGGAGAAAGAATATACCGGCGGCAATCCCTATTGTTGAGTATATCAACGATTATGACCGAATGGGATGTTTTGAGCGTGTAATTTCGGAGATTGACGCCTTAAATATCGTAACATCGGACAGAGTGAATGATATTGTCCAGTGTGTGCAGTCATTGCTGTGGGTGCATAACGCGGAATTGCCAAAGGATGAGAATGGTAATTCCACCGTAAGAAACGGAGCATTAATCGAAACAAAGTCTACCGGCAATGGACATGATCCGAAAATGGCATATTTGTCGAAAGAAATGTCACAGGACGGGATCCAAACACTGATACAGAATTTTATTGATCGCATCCACGAAAAAACGAATGTGCCGGGACGGCAGGAGCAGGGCGGTGGTTCTACCGGATCGGCAATGAATTTATCAAACGGATGGCAGGCAGCGGAGCTTTCTGCATTGAAAAAGTCACAGTTGACTAAGAAGTCAGAGAAAGAATGTATTCGCATTATGTTGGAGATTTTCAACAATGATGTGGATGTGCCGGAAGAGGTGCGAAATTTGAAACTCGCAGATATTGAACCGAAGTTTGATAGAAACAGGACCTACGATCTGGCAACGAAAGTCAATTCCTGGGCAACTTTGATTCAGAACGGCGCTGATCTGCTCAAGGCAACAGAGCTGGCAGGCTTTACGACCGATGCACAGCAGTTTGTGCTGGACAGCGAGGAAATGGTCAATAAGCTTTTGGAAAGTAAATTGAAAGGATCAGAGCCTGTGGATACAGCATCGGAAGGTAAGGTTAATGATTCGGACGAACAGACAACAATGGATGGAAAGAATATGCCGGATATGTCAGATCAGCCGCAGGCAACTCCATTTGCCAATGCGTAGAGTGGGGGGATGAACGATGGGATTAACAAATTTTGATGAGTTAAATACTCTTTCAACGACCGAAACAACCAAGGACGATCGACACAAAGCCACCCGGAAAAAAATACCGATTCATGATTATTTCGAAAATATGCAGATCAGTGAAGAAGAGAAAGAAAAGCGTGTCCGTTTAGCAAATTTGCTGCTGGCGGATGTGCTTTTTTTATTTGCCTTGTCAAAACGAAACCAGGATAAACAGTATCTCTCAGAAGCATTTCAAAAGAGATACTTATCATCGGTGAAAAAGGTGGCAGAGCCGGATCAGAAAATGCAGCGATATATCCAGAAGGTGTGTGACAGTATTGTAGACACAACCTTAAAAGGTGGATCATTGACTAGCAGCAAAGCGAATAAACCACAGGATCCCTATGTGGTTTCTGTGGATCGAGCCACCAATGTAGCGGAGAATGAAGCTAATGCAATTTTGAATGGGGATGAATACATTACTGCTGTGAAAAATGGCTGTACTAAGAAGAGGTGGAAGTCCTACCGGGATGAGAGAGTCAGGGCAGATCATGCGGATGTAGATGGGCAGGTTGTCGATATTAGCCGCCCGTTTCGTGTTGGAAAATATATGATGATGTATCCGAAGGACGATTCTTTGGGAGCGGGTTTGGAAGAGATTGTGAACTGCCGGTGCTCGGTGGAGTATTTGCAGGATGACAAGCGGATATTAAAAGATGACGTAAAAAATGATAAAGATCAAGGCAAAGGTGAACAGACACTTTTTGTGGATGTTACAGAGGAATATTTGGAGCTTGGTAAAAAACTGGTGGGAACAGTGAGCGATGAGGAGGAATATGAAAAAGAAGGCAATACATATTCGGTAGATGGGAAAAATGTTGTTTTAGATTATTCAGAAAGTGAAAGGAGAATTGCACAGAGTTTGGCGGATTTACTTGGTGCAGATGTAAAAATGATTCCAAGAGTGTTGTATCCGCAAAAAGTATCAACGCCAGATATTTTTATAAATAATGAGCCGTATGATATAAAGGAGCCTATAGGACAGGGAAAAGCAGTTATATATAATATGGTTTCAAAGAAGAAAAGACAGGCTAACAATTTTGTTATTGATATTACAAAATGTCCATTGACAGTGGAAGAAATACGTGGACAGATTACGGACGTGTATCGTTCAAGTCATACAAAATTTATAGATAAGATAATTTTATCTAAAGATGGAAATATTCTCAATATTTATAAAAGAAGTAAAAAAGAGGAGTAGATGGCCTCGCCCAAATATGGGGGCAAGGTATCCACTCCTCAAAGATATCTTTGAGATATACTATCATTATATGGAGCAGATGTCAAATATATGTATGGCAAAAACAGACTTTCACACAATTCACATTTCCAATGTGTTATATTTTGTATAAGGAGAAATCCGAAAATTTAATATGATCAATGAAAGGCGTTTACCTCACAACTGAGATAAGCGTCTTTTTGTTGTGCGCTAGAGAAAGCGCAATACAAGTTTCGCGGACAATTGGAAATCAGAGAAGATTTTAAAACGCAATGATGATCAGAGAAGATCTGAAAACGCAGAAATGAGGTAGTGATATGAGAAAGAAAGAGTTTATTCCGATGAATTTACAGTTATTTGCAGAGCCTCCTGCAGGCGGTGACGGTGATGCTGGAGACACATCTGCGACAGGCGGAAAGTCTGGCGAAGGATCAAACAAAGCAGATCCGGATGATGAGGGCGATGACGGTGTCAGCCTTGCAGAACAGGTGGCACAGCTTAAGGTGCAGAATGCAAAACTGAAAAAGGCAAATGATAAGGCAACCAGTGAAGCGGCAAGCTACAAAAAGCAGTTGCGTGAGAAGCAGACTGCGGAGGAGATTGCTTTGCAGGAAAAGGCAGAGAAAGAAGCCGAGAGGGAGGAACAGTTTCAGAAGCTGCTTCGTGAAAATACAATTACAAAGTTTGAGAAGAATTTCCTTGCACTTGGATATCCTGCGGATCTGGCTGCAAAGGCAGCGACAGCACAGTGTGATAACGACACTGATGAGCTTTTCAGCATTCAGCAGACTTTTATCGAGGAAAAGGAAAAAACAATGAAAGCTGATTGGATGAAGTCTATGCCGAATCCACCAGCTGGAAACTCAGATGATGATGAAGATGCTTTTTTGAAAGGTTTCAACATGTAAACAAAGATTTGAAAAGTGAGGTATGATTATGGCAGTAAATTATGCAAGCAAATATTCACAGAATGTAGATGAGAGATTTTCTACAGGCTCCTTGACTAATGGAATTGTAAACGGTGAGTTTGACTGGATCGGAGTGTCCACGGTTAATGTGTATTCCATTCCAACATCAGCAATGAATGATTATTCATTGTCTGGTACAAATCGTTATGGTACGCCGGAGGAACTTGGTAACGAGACTCAGGAAATGACGCTCAAACAGGATCGTTCTTTTACTTTTACGATCGATCGCAAGAATTATGATGACACAATGATGGTGATGGAAGCTGGAAAGGCTTTACGCCGTCAGATTGATGAGGTTGTCATTCCGGAAGTAGATACATATCGTATTTCAACATTGGTTGCTGGTGCACCGGTAGCAAATGTAAAAACGCTTGCGACTACTAAGGAAAACGCTTATGAAGAGTTTTTGGCAGTGCAGGGCATTTTGGATGATAATGAAGCTCCACAGTTTGGACGAGTGGTATTGTGCACACCTGCATACTACAATAAGATCAAGCTGGATGAGTCGTTCACCAAAAAAGGTGATATGGCTACACAAATTGCAATTACCGGCATTGTAGGTGATATTGATGGGGTACCTGTTATTAAGGCTCCTACGAATAGATTCCCTAAAAATGTTGATTTTATCATTACGAATGCGATCGTTATGCCATCGCCAGTTAAATTGCAAGAGTACAAGATCCATACAGATGCACCTGGTATCTCTGGTTGGCTTGTAGAAGGTCGTGTCAGATATGATGCTTTTGTATTAAAAGAGAAGGCATGTGCAATTGGTGTTCATAAGAGCGCAGAGTAGGAGGCGGAAATATGTACAAAGTTGAAAAAGATGGAATGACCAATGAGGTTGAAAGTAAGGTGCAGTTAGAGGCATTTATCAACAGCGGATGGAAACAGCTGAAAGAGGAAAATGTGGTTGTTGAGAATGTGGCAGAGGATAAGAAATCAGGCAGAAAGCCAAAGGCTGCTACAGAGGAAAAGGAGTAGATTATGACTGATGAAGAGAAGGATGTCCTGACAGAAGAAACGCTGATCAATGAGATTCTGTCGGAATTGAAAATTGAATTGGAAGTAGAATCTGAGCAGGATATTCTTCTCTTGCAGTCAAAGATCAAGGGGGCTGTGCGGGAGGTAAAGCAGAAACGCAATTATGCAGGACGCTACACGGAGGAATATGTGGTCAACGATCTGCAGAATTACTTTTCCAATATCAAAAATCTTGCCATGTACGATTATGGCATGATTGGTGGCGAGTTCCAGAAGTCCAATTCGGATAATGGAATTTCCGTCAGCATGGAAAGTAGAGACAGTATTTTTGCGGGTATTGTGTCGATTGCACAGGTCTATTAGAGAATCAAGTGGTACGCTTGGCGATTCCTTAGAATCTCTCCTTATGTCAAGCAGGGCGGTATCTATGTGGAGGCTGGGAGCGATACCAATTATGGGGAGAGATGTTTATGCGAAAGCAGTTAAAGAGAAATAAGCGCAAAATGTATTATGCGCTGTATGATAAGCAGATGCCGGTAGGCGATGACGTGCTGGAGTGTAAAGCCGGATACAAGAAGCCAGTGGCATTCCGGGCAAGCCTTAGTACGGGACAGAGCAATGCGCAGGAGAATCCATTTGGAACATCGGTGGACTATGATCGAATTATCTGCAGTACAGATATGAGTCTGCCAATCACGGAAACAACGCTTTTATGGATTGGAAAGGAGCCGTCATATCTTGATGATGGTTCTGTGGATCCGTCCAGTGCAAACTATAAGGTGGCGGCACATCCGTTGGATGGAATGCAAAGTCTGCGTATTGCCGTGAAGCTGATTGCACAGAGTGTTGTGGAAGATATGGAACAGGAGACAGAGAACACTACAGAAGAGCCGGGGCGGGATTCGAGTAGTGATTTAGAGGATTGGTAAAGGAGAGATTGAAAATGAAGAAGTTATTTATTAGTCAGCCTATGAATGGAAAGACGGAAGAGGAAATTCTTGCAGTAAGGAAGAAAGCTATCGAAAGTGCAGAAGTTGTGCTTAATGAGGATGTTGAAGTTATTGAATCATATTTTGAGGACTATAACCCAGACAAAGGGTGTGTACCTTTGAAGTACCTTGCAAAGTCATTGGAATTACTGGCTGATGCAGATGTGGCATATTTTGATAGAGGCTGGGAGAGTGCAAGAGGTTGCCGTATTGAAAATCAGTGTGCTATTGAGTATGGTATTGATACGATAGAAGATTATACAAATGGTTCTTTGGAACAGGGATATAACTTCGGTACTGCTCTTGAAATTTTGAAACATGGTGGTAAGGTTGCCCGTGAGGGTTGGAATGGCAAGAAACAGTACATTCAGTTGGCAACAGGCATCTCTTATTCGTCACCAGATGGAGAGATTGTAAATTGTGAGCATGATGCAATTGGTAATAAAGCAATTGCTTTTGTCGGAACATCTGGTGTGCAGATGGGATGGCTTGCATCACAGGCTGATATGCTTGCAGAGGATTGGGTTGTTGTAAAGTAGGTGATTGCCATGCCAACACAAATAAATTTCACCTACGACAGCCTATCATCTATTGACGCTGCCATTAAAGAAATGCAGGCATATCAGGAACAGCTTACAAATAAATGTCGTATTCTTTCTCAGCGTGTGGCGGAGATTGGTGTGGAGATTGCCAGAGTGAACATCGCGGACTTTGACGCAATCTACAGCGGTGAGCTGTTATCAAGTATTCGTGCAGAGTACAGTGGTTCTGTGCCGGATGGTGCAAGCTGGCTTGTGATCACGGATTGTCCGTGGGCGGCATATGTGGAGTTTGGTACAGGCGTCGTAGGTCAGGAATCCCCACATCCGGATACTTCCATTGTGGGGTGGAAATATGATATGAATCAGCATGGCGATATGGGTTGGTATTATTTTAAGGATGGCGAATGGCATTGGACAAAGGGAATGCCAAGCCGTCCTTTTTTGTACCAGACCGGTATGGATCTGCGGGAAAGAATAGAGGAGATAGCGAGGGAGGTGTTTGCCGGTGCTTAGCGTATGGAACAAGGTTAATAAGCGTATGATGCAGAGGCTGAAAACAGATCCGGATGCACCGTATCCGAAGTTGTATCTGACTTCTACGGATTCATCCAGTGCACCGACACAGTTTCCGTGTTTGTATATCAAATCGCTTGGAGAACCCACAGCAGGCAGAGACTTCCAGAATACGCAGTGCTACATCACATCCACGATCGAGTTACATGCGTATTCGGCAGCATCGCCAAATGGATCGCAGACAGAAGCGAGAAAGATCATGGATGCGGCAGGAAATGTGATGCTTAGCATGGGGTATGATCTGATTGCTGGTCCGTACCCAGATAACCGGGAGTATTTCCGGATCATTGCAAGATTTCGCAGGATTGTAGGGGACGGCGATGAGTTGTAAAAAATAAATATGGAATAAGAAGATCATTGATCTTTTTATGATAGAAACAGTAAATGAAAGAACTTCGAGATTTCGGGGTTCTTTTTGTTTTCCAAAAAGGAGGAAAAGCAGATGGATTTATCTACGATAGGAGTGAAATTTGGATGGGCTGTTGAGGAGACAGCTGGAACCAAGCCAAAGGCATTTACTTGGATCAAGCGATGCAGCAAGATTGCCGGGATCAATGTCACTAAAGATAAGATCGATGTATCCTGTTTTGAGGATAAGATCAAACAGTACATTGCTGGTGTTGGTGATACTGGTGGAGACTGGAATCTTAACTTCAACGGGTCAACAGATTTTGTTACGGCTTGGGATGCATTATTAGATGCATCTTTGGAAGGTAAGGCGGCAGGAAAAGCTACATGGGCAGACATTTATATCCCTGGCTTTGGTTCTTATTTTCTTAAGTTTGAACCGGGAGAGATTCCTATGCCGGATTTAGAACCTGGTAGTAAATTGGATATCCAGATTTCCAATGTCATCAATGAGTACGATGGACTTGGAGAATCTATTGAGCCAGTGGCAGCCTAAGCAGTTGCTAGAGCAACATGATATTTTTTTGAGGGGGGACAAATCAGTGTCCCCTTTCATGAGAAAGAAAAGGAGAGATTTGATATGAACATTACAGTGAATGGTAAAGAGTATATTTTGGAATATACATTTGAAGCAGCAGAGTGTCATGAGTGTATTGATGCAGCAATGGATATTTTTGGCGGCATGATGACGGCAAAGATTGACAGTAAACATTCGGAAGAGATGCAGGTGAGAGATTTTCTGATGAGTCTTTCAGATCTACCAAGAATGGCAATGGACATGTTTTATGCTGGTTTACTGGAAAATCACGGAACGGGCCCAGATGGAGACGGAACAATTACAAGTCGTGCAGATGCGAGATGTTTGTATAAACAGTTTTGCAAGGAAAATCCTGAAGATGAAAGAGCAACATCTTACTATGCTCTTTGTACTTCTATTGCAGAGCAGATGGAGAAAGATGGTTTTTTCAAGCGAACCGGAATGGAAGACATTCTGGAGAATATGGAGAGTCTGGTCAAGAGCAAACAGAAGAAACAGCCGAAGAAACCGATGGATCATCAGCGGAAGAAGCCAACCAAAGCGCAGAAAGCAGCAATGGAAGCGAGAGCGGAGGGCAAAGAAAACGATTTTCAGAGCTGATTTGGGAAGAATTTCTGCCAAAAGCTTTGCTGTATGGCTGTCCGTATGACCTGTTTTGGCACCTGAATCCTACCAAGCTGACGGCATTTCGTAAAGCATACGAAGAGAGATTGCAGCAGAAGGAAGATGCAATGTGGCGAAATGGTCTGTACACAATGCGTGCCATCAATGCTTGCTTTGGAGGGAAATACCCTGAGAAGCCGCTTTTTGAAGTTGGAGAAAGCAAGGAATCCTCCGAACGACAAGAGCATGATGGTTATACTGAACAAGAAATTAAAGAAGCTAGAGAAGCTTTGGTCATGCAATTACAAATCATGGAAGGACAGCAGCGGAGAGCAAAGCGTAAAAAAGAGTTATTTGATCATTAAGTGGAGAGCAGCCCAATGTGGGTTGCTCTCTTTTCTTTTACCGTAGGAGGTGCAGAATGGCAGCAATAGACAGTTTGAACATAAAGGTGGATGCGTCTGCTCGAAGTGCCAACGAACAGTTGGATAAGCTTGTAAAGAAGATGATGGAGTTACGCCGTACATTGGGCGGTCTTAATGCCAATGAACTTAACGCATTTGCGAGCGGTATGAGCCATTTTACCAAAGCAGCACAGGCATTGAGTGGTGTGAAAACTTCTGATTTTACCAAGCTTGCAAAAGGCTTGGATAAGTTGGCAGATGCTAGAAAGTTGGAGAATACAGTACAATCTGTGGAAAAGTCAGCGGGCTCTTTGCAGGAATCTGTATCAATGGCACAAAAGGCACTGGGCTCCGGACTAAAATTTGATAGTAAGGGTATTCAGAATGTAAAGAAATCTGTCCAGTCCTTGGCAAATGAATTTTCTAGTGCAGGTACCGGTAATGCATTATCTAACAATTTGTCAGAAATTGAGAAAGAGGCAGATAAACTACGCAACAAACTGGATCAATTAAGTGAAAAAGAGCAGAAAGCGTTAGCAGTTGGAAATTCGTCACCAGAGAATAAAACATTCCGTAGTTTACAGTATGATATAGCTGTTTCTTTGAATAAATTATCAGAATTGGAACAGAAGATCTCACAGATGAAAACTCACAAGGTGCAGGATTTAGCATCCATTCCTATCATTCGCTCGGATGCTGGAAACGGATTTTCCGAAACAAAAGCTGTGGCCAAAACAATGCTAAATACGGGACGTGTGCCAAAAAGTGCTAAATATTCGGTAGATGCTTCGGCAGAGTCTTTGAAAGAGTCGCTAGAACAGGTGAATCGTGCAGAAAGTGCAGTACAAGGCTTTGCGGGAAAAATAGCAGAGGCGAAAGCTCAGCTTGCCAGTATTGAAAAAAGTGGGAAGAGTTTAGGAACTGATGAGTGGGATGAGGCATATATTGCATTACAGAAAGTAGTTAAAGAAGCCAAAGTATACAAAGCTGCCTTAAATGAGAGGGCAAATGGATTAGAGACAGATATTAAATCAACGGACAGCTTAGATGTAAAACTCCAAAAATTAAAAGTAGATCTCAAACAACTTAAAGCAGATGGTTTTGGATTTGGTGACAAGGCTTTTGATAATACTTACAAGGAAATCTTAAAGACCGATGGTGCTTTGAAAAAGTATAAGGCAGATTTGAAAGAATCTGTTGGAGGTGAACAGAGTCTTAGTACATTCGATAGAGTGAAACAGGGGTTTCATTCTATTTGGACAGAATCTCAACAGGCTGGAAATTCTGTATCTAGTTTTGGTAGTAAGTTGAGAAATCTTATGTCCTCATTGCGTGGAAATGCTGTGTCTGCGTTTGGAAGTCGTCTCAAAGCGTTGATCCCAATCTTTCATGGGACTACTAGCTCTACGGGAAATCTGATCAGCAAATTGGCTAAGCTGTATGTTGGATTCCGCTCTCTTCGAGGGATTGGTGAATATTTGCGTGGTGCCGTAGAATCATCCATGGATTACATTGAAGAATTTAATTATTTTGATACCACAATGGGGAAGATTGCGTCTGAATGGGGCAAGGAATACAAGAAATATGGTTACCAAAATGCAGAGGAATATGGAGAATCCTTTAAAAATCGTTTAACGCAAACAATGGGGAAAATGACCGGGTTTCAGATTGAAAACGATGGAACTTTGTCTGATCTTGGAAAAAAGAATCTTGGACTGGATCCGACACAAATGACCAACTATGCTGCCAGTGTAGCGCAGGTGACAAATTCAGTTGGAATGACAGGAGAAGCATCTGTGGTAACATCCGAAGCTTTATCTATGCTTGCCGGAGATATGTCTTCCTTCAAAAATCTTGATATGGATACAGTTATGAATAACTTTTCATCGGGATTACTGGGGCAGTCTAGGGCATTGTATAAGTTTGGTATTGATACGTCAAATGCAACATTAAAACAGTACGCCCTTGCAAACGGAATCAAAAAGAATGTTTCGGCTATGTCACAGTCGGAAAAAATGCAGCTTCGTATGATAGCTATTTTGGATCAATCCAAGGTGTCATGGGGAGACCTTGCAAAAACCATTAATTCGCCATCAAATCAGTTACGCTTATTGAATAATAATTTTAGATCGTTATCGAGAACAGTAGGTGCTATAGTGTTGCCTGCAGTGGCAAAGATACTGCCATATATCAATGGACTGGTTATTGCCATTCGCAGACTTTTTGAGTGGACAGCATCCATGCTTGGAGTCGATTTAAGTAAAGTGATTGGCTCTTCCGGGGGTGGCTATTCAGATGCTTTTGATGGACTGGAAGATTCTGCTGACGATGCTAAGGATGCCGTTGATGATACATCAGATTCTGTTAAGAAACTGTCCAAGCAGCTCATGGGATTTGACGAGCTTAATGTGATCAATACTAATTCTGATAATACAAAAAAGGATGATGATAAGAATAGTAAGCCTATCGATCTTACCAGTCAATTGTCTAATGCTTTAGACAATATGTAATGACCTCCACTTTGTAACTTCGTGGATTTACCTGTATACTAATGATTGTCAAAAGCAAATAGTAACAGGGATTACCGCATACAAAGGGAGGTCATCAAATGAATTATAACACAGTTTACGTAGGAATGGATGTTCACAAGGAAAGTTTTTCACTTTGTGCTTACACAATTGAAGCCGAAAAGGCTTCTCACTACCAGAGGACAGAAGCTGATTACAAAAAAGTTCTGAACTATCTGGAGTTTCTTAGAACCATCTACGGAGACGATGCTAACTTCATATGCGGTTATGAGGCTGGCTGCTTCGGTTATACTTTGTATCACCAATTAACGGCGAACAATGTAAAATGCATTATTCTCGCTCCTACTACAATGCTTGAACAGCGTAGTAAAAAGCGTATAAAAACAGACAGACGTGATGCTGAAATCATTGCCAAATGTCTTGCACAGCATAACTACAGCCCTGTTCATATCCCAACTGCAAAGGATGAAGAAACAAAAGAATTCCTGCGCATGAGGGACGATCACAAACTAGCACTGAAAAAAGTGAAGCAGCAGATTCTTGCGTTCTGTTTACGCCATAACTATCGCTATGACGGAAAAAGTCATTGGACAGCAGCTCATCTTAAATGGCTTAAGGCCTTAACTCCTGAGGCTCTGTACAAGGAGATCCTCGACGAATACCTGCTGACATACCAGACACTATCAGACAAGATTGAACGATTGGATAAGCGTATTGAGGAGCTTGCAACACAGGATGAATACAAGGAAGCAGTGAAAAAGCTTTGCTGCTTCATCGGTGTGAAGACACATACTGCACTTTCTGTTCTGGTTGAAGTCGGTGATTTCAAGCGCTTTGCTTCTGCCCAGCACTTTGCTTCTTACCTCGGTCTTGTACCTGGTGAAGATTCCAGCGGCGATGATCAGAACAGACTAGGAATTACCAAAGCAGGAAACAGGCATGTACGGCTACTCCTAACAGAAGCGTCACAATGCTATGCAAGAGGACAGGTTGGTTTCAAATCCAAAGAACTGAAGTCCCGTCAGTCAGGGAATACACCTGCAGTCATCGCTTATGCTGACAAAGCTAACGAGCGTCTAAGACGCCGATACTACAAGATGGTGCTTAATAAGTATAAGAAACATAATGTAGCCAAAACAGCAATCGCAAGGGAACTTGCATGCTTCATGTGGGGCATGATGACAGATAACATTGCCTGACGTGGGTATAACATCGTGCTGCTACTGTCAAGACCAAGCCGCCTATGGCGGTGCTTGCGCAGCCTTGACATCATCATCCCGCTGTTATGGTGGGTAATTAAGCAGATGTAAGATGGCTTACGCCACATACATCTGGCCAATACAAAGTAACAACTGAAGACATCTTGAAAGGGCTTCGGCCATTTCAAGGTTCGAGCTATCTACGATTCAACTATGTCGGTACAGAGAGATCTGTGATCCACGCTTTTAGACGGTAGAGCTCACGGCGGACCATTGACCTGTAGGTAACCAATCCACGTATATCAGAGTGGCCAAGGCCGAGAACTGATACTCCGAGGCTCTTTCTGGGTGCCTTCAGCAACAATTAAATAAAGTTTGTGGTGATTTCTGTTAATTTGTACTTGACAAGAGGTCATTACATATCAGTTGACTGGAATTAGGATTTTAGGAATTTTAGCTTGCTTATGTGTGCTTTTTTATGGATATATGTTTTGCTCTCAATGTTCCAGTTATTTAATCATTTTCATGACGATTAAGGTGTTAAAAAGGTTTGAATTTTCCTTGCAAGTATTTTGTGAATCTTCAACCATATATCCATCAAATTCGCATCTCAAAAGGGGCGAGGGGTTTTTATATAGATGATCAGATATGTCCAAATTCTTAAGAATTATTAAGATTATGCTGCTATTGTTGACACTGCACAAAATCTATGGTGTACTAAAGATGTAACTAACGGAAGTTCTGTATAAAGTAGATTGTTTTTTGTATCTAAAGTATCTATTTTTACATGTGAGAAGTGACATGGGTAAGGAGAAGCAAATGAAAAAGAATCCGAGTAAGAGCATTACGGAAACCATGAACAGTGATTCTGCCAAAGGTGCAGTCATTGGTCATACTTAGGATACAGAAATAAAATCAGCTATTATAATGCACAGAGTGACTGTGCAGGAAAGGATGGGTGATCACTATGAAAATCAGATATTGTGTGAGTTTGTTGTTGCTGTGTGCCGCAACAATATTTTCGAAGTCGACAACAGTAAAAGCAGAGGATAAGTATTATAAGTTTTTGGAAAAATATTTTACCATTGAAGAGAAGTTTAAATCAAAATGGGGACAACAGGATGGCTTTACGTATCTTTGTGAAAAAAAAGATAATACCGTCACCATTGTTGGAATACCTATGGATAAAAAGAAGGTAGTTGTACCCGCCAAAATCAATGGGAAAAAGGTGGTAAAGATTTCTATTATGCCGGCGTTTGATTGGGCAGCGAATGAGGAATACCGCAACGAATTTTACGGAGAACATGAGGATGTCCCGATCCCAAAGGTGGAATACTTGAGTATTCCAAAGACAGTTAAGGTTATAGACTGTTATGAAGGGGGATGGCTGAATAATGGGTATTGTAAGGGGATGCAGTCATTTCTACAGAATCTGAAGAAATTTAACGTGGCATCCGGTAACAAGTGGTATAGGTCATACAAGGGAGTATTGTATACTAAAAATGGAAAGAAATTAATTACTGTACCAAGAAAGTATACGGCAAAAACGGTCAAAGTAAAAAAGGGAACAACAAAGATAGCAGATTCCGCGTTTTCCTTCTGCACCAACATTAAAAAGGTGATCCTGCCGGATACGGTAAAGGTGATTGAGCAGAATGCGTTTGTGTGCTGTTCGTTGAATTACATTAGGATGCCTAGAAGACTGAAAGAATTGGGCGGGAGTGCATTTCATGAATCTGCTTTAAAGAAGATAACAGTATACGGAAAAGTGGAATTGAATGGAACATTTAAATATTGCAAAAAGTTAAAGACAGTGGTGCTAAAGAAAGGTGTTAAGAAACTTGGAGAATATGTGTTTATTGATTGCCCGAAACTGAGAAGTGTGACGGTTCCTAAAGGCATAAAAAATCTTTGGTTGTACATTGACAGCATATTTTATTATCGGGGATTAAAGTGCAACCTTTCCAACATTACCATAAAAACACCAAAGAACTCAGAAATGTATAAGGAACGTAAATTTTTAAAGAAACGATACAAGATAAAAGTGAAAGTCATCAAGTAATGTTTACTATGTTTCTTGAAACATGAGTTGACAAATAAAAAGTGTATAACTACTGGCAGAGGATGTGACTAAAAGTACATCCTCTGCTTTTATTACGGAATAGGAAATTACTCGTGCTGTTACGTTATACCACCAAAAATTGCTTTAGCAATTCTTACAAAGCAAAGCGCTGGCTTTGTTCTTATTAATGGAATTTATTAAATAAGGCTTAAAAAAGATGTCATATGAGATCATGACTGAATCTTACAATTTTGTGAAATGCTATGGAAAGGATGAAATTTTTATAGAAATATGCTATTATAATGCCGTAAAAAGTACGAAATATCATATAATGAGCCTCTTGGAGAAGCGAGCAGATCAGCGTGCGAGACGAGCTGGAAAGCTCTAGAAGAGTGAATCTGTGAGTTGTTAAGGGGAAATTGCTAAATGTGATACAGAAAATAAGGGGCGCAAAAAGTTGATATAAGACTGCGCAGAAAGAGGAGGATATGAGTGGATTTAGAGTAGCGGGGGACAAAAGTTCACACCGCAAAAAAGAGCGAAAGCATCCGAAACTTCGGTTGGCGATGAAAATTGCACTGCTTGTTATATTATTGATCATCATGGCAGTAATGATTGTTTTTTACGTTAAATTTGGAGATGATCTGTTGCGTTGGCGCAATCAGGCAAAGCAGGATGTGCAGTCATCGACGACGGAAACGTTCCGTTCTTCGGAGACCAGTTTTATTTATTCGGCAGATAAAAAAGTGATCGCCAAGTTGCGGGGAGACAAAGATTCCTATTATTTGGCGTTTGATCAAATTCCGCAATCGGTGAAAGATTGTTTTATCGTGACGGAAGATCGAGATTTTTATGAACATGACGGAGTGAATATTCTCTCCACTATGAAAGCGGCAGTGCTGCTTGTAAAGAGTCGTTTGTTCCATGAAAAGATTTCTCGAGGCGGAAGTACGATCACGCAGCAGCTTGCCCGTAAGATCTATTTGACGGATGATAAAACGTATGAGCGAAAAGTGCGCGAAATTTTTTACGCAATGGAGCTGGAGAAGAAATATACCAAAGACCAGATCTTGGAATTTTACATTAATAACGTATGTTTTGCAAATGCGAAGTACGGTATCGAGTCAGCCAGCAGAGCTTACTTTAGCAAGGGAACTTCGGAGCTGAATCTTGCAGAGGTGGCATTTTTGTGTTCGATCCCGAACCGACCGGAAACGTATAATCCGTTGGAACATTATGACAATGCGATCAAGCGTAAAGACCGTATTTTGAAACAGCTTTTGCAGGAAAAGAAAATTACGGAGGCAGAGTACAGCGATGCTTCTTATACGGAGATTGTCCTGGATCCGGCAGAGGCGATCAAGAGTCAGGACTATATGGCTACGTATGCGATCAGTTGTGCGACAAAAGCGTTGATGCAGCAACATGGATTTGAGTTCCGCTATGAATTTGCCAATGACGCGGATCGCAAAAATTATCAAAAAGAGTACGATACGCTGTACGACGAGTGTAGAACACAGTTGAATACCGGCGGCTATCATATTTATACATCGCTCAGTCGTTCCAGACAGAAAAAACTGCAGACGAGTGTGAATGATGCCCTGAAGGGATTTAAGGAAAAAACAAAGGATGGTACTTACAAGTTACAGGGCGCGGCTACTTGCATTGACAATGAGACGGGATTCGTAGTTGCAATTGTCGGTGGACGTAAGCAGAAATCGACGACGGGTTATACGTTGAATCGAGCTTTCCAGAGTTATCGTCAGCCGGGTAGCTGCTTTAAGCCGGTCGCGGTATATACGCCTGCATTGGAACGCGGCTATACACCGAATTCAATCGTAGATGATTCAAGGTTTAAGGGTGGCCCTAGCAACTCGGGCAACAGCTATCTTGGAAAGATCACGTTGCGCCGTGCCGTAGAGAAGTCCAAGAATGTTGTCGCTTGGAAGATCTTTAAGGAAATTACGCCGAAGGTTGGTCTTAGTTATCCGCTCAAAATGCATTTTGCCAATATTGTAGACAATGACTATTATCTATCTGCATCGCTTGGTGGACTGACGAACGGCGTGACAACGGTCGAGATGGCTTCTGCGTATGCGACGATCGCAAATGATGGCGTTTACCGTGAGCCGACCTGCATTAAGAAGATTACAGATTCCGAGGGAAATGTTATTTTGAAGAATAACGGAACCAAGCGGAAGGGAACGAAAGTCTATGAGAAAAATGCAGCACGTTCCATGACAGATATTTTGACCGGTGTATTGACAAGTGGTACAGCAGCAGGACATGAATTGAACAATATGTCTTGCGCCGGTAAGACGGGAACGACGAACGACAAAAAAGATGGATGGTTCTGTGGATTTACTCCATATTATACAACGACGGTATGGGTGGGATATGATTCGCCAAGAACATTAGAGGACCTGTACGGAAGTACGTATCCGCTTACAATTTGGGAAAACTTTATGAATGAGATTCATATCGGCCTGGAGAATAAGGATTTTGTGGAATCGGAATCATCAAGCAGCAAGTCAGACAAGAAAGATGGAAGTTACTCGACAAAACCACGTGAAACGATCGATCCTGAGGCGCGTGAGACAGAAACACCGGAGGAGACGGCAAAGCCAAAAGCAACCAAAAAGCCGGTTGTTACGGCAACACCAAAGGCAGAGCCGGAGATAACGGAACCACCAACGACTATTGATGATGACCCAAGTGATGTGCCGAGCGATAATACACAGCCGGATGATGTCGGAGTCGATACCGGGGACGACACAGAATAA